CTCCTAGGAGTAGTAATAACGCGCGGCGCCCCTGTCCGGGCCTGGCGGACCCTCGATGCCTTGCGGTTTCTTCCCTGCCCTCCCCCCGGGCCGGGCTCTCTCCCCCCGTCGCGCGGGCTGCCGTCGTCTGTACGCCCCGTAGAGGCCGCTTCCTCCCCGTCCCCGCTATCTACCCCTTGCCGGGCGGGGGAGCGGGCCGTAGCGGGCCGTGTAGGCCCGGCTAGCGCCATCCGGGCGCCTGGTCCTCCCCCGGGCTCGAGCTCGGCGCCGCCGGGTGGTTAGTCTTTACTCCTGGTTTAAAGACAGGAGTTCTTCTCAGGCTTCTTCTCCTATGCGGGGTCACTCGCTCTACGTCCTGTCAACCAACCTGCCATGGTAGCGGGGCGCGGCGCCGTCGTTACTCGGCCGTCTGACGATTCTGCTTGACAGGCGGTTGAGGGTGGCGTAGGGTGCAGAGGAGCTCGGCGGTGAACCCGAGTGAAACCCCCGCAAGGAGGGCCGATGCCCCTCGACCGCTGTGCCGTCTGCGATCACCCCCTCTGGCCCGGCCAGACGATCCTGCGCCGCAGTGACACCGGCCGGATTCACCGCCGCTGCCGCACCGCCGCCACGGAACAGGCCAAGTACATGCTCGTGACCGAAGCGGCGACCCTGAAGGGCCTCTCGAGGGAGGGGATGCGGAAGATCGTGCGGGCGGGCTATCTGCCGGCCTACTGCCAACTCTGTCTCTCCGTCCTGACGCCGGACACTCTCCAGAGTGGCACGCACGACTGTCCCGCCGATCCGAAACACCAACTGCATCGCTACCACGTCGTGCTGAAGCGCGTGGATGTGGACGCCTACGTGGTGAATCCCGCGAACCAAGAGTCTGGTCGCCTCGGCGGACTCGCGCGGGCCGCCGCCGAGAAGGAAGACGCGTGAAGGCGCCGCGCCCGACCCAACTAATTTCGCCCATGTGCGCGGCCCGCTTCTCGGGGTTGGGCATCCCGACGATCTACCGCTGGATTCGCCGGGGGTATATCCCGGCGACGGTATTACAAGTGCCGCGGATCAAGGTCCGACTCAAAGATATCCGCGCCCACATCGACGCCACGCCGAGTTACGCCTGGCGTCGGAAGGCGGGATTGCACGCCACGCGCGTTCTTCGGGCGAAACGCATGGAGCGACGGCGTCGGCAACTCTCACGCGCGTGGCGCAAAACCATAACTGGAGGTCCGTGATGATTCTCGGTGTGCAGCCGATCTGCCCCGCCTGCTTCCTGGTCCGCGCGCCCGTGGGCTCGGTGCCCGTGCCGAGCGAGCTACCCGCGGCGCCCGTGGCCTGTTACTTCTGCGGCGCGCTCACCGCGGACGGCATTTACATTCGCCTGGAGGTGACGTCATGACCTGTGTGTCCCTCTTCCTGACGTGGTATCTCGTGACCTGGGCCGGGCCGGTGCCGCAGCGCCCGGTGCTCGTCTCCGCGTTTCCGACGGCGTCCGCGTGTCAGGCGGCGCTGCTCGACTGGCACGGCGGGCCGTGGACGTTGGCGGGGCGCTAGACGAGCCACGCCCGCAGCGAGAGGACGCGCACCGAGCAGTTCGCGTTGTTCACCTCGGGCTTGAGTAAGAAGTCGAAGGTCTGATCGACGCTCAGGTCCACGGTCAGCCCGGTATTGATCGAGACGAAGGTCGTGTTCGTCGTGAGGGCGAACCCGGCGCCATTCGCGATCTGCGCCGGCCCCGTATGGAGCACGCGCGACACTTGCGTGGCCGCACCCGTCGCCCAAATCGCCGCCGACAGTTGCCAGCCGTACCGCGTCCCGCCCTGGGACGCATAGACGCCGGTCAGGTTGTGGTCGTGCACGATCTGCCCGCCGAGCGACAGGCGCGCGCCATACGCCCGCGCGCCGCCCGTGACGTTGGCGAAGTCGCCGACCACCTCCACGATGAGGCCGCGATCCGCCCCGATCGTCCCGCCCTTGATGACGGGCAGGCTGGTGAAGATGGAGGTGCTCGCGTTCGTGTTGACGATGTCCTTGTACGGCATCCCGTTGAAGTTGAGCAGGAGGCCGAGGAGATCCGTCGTCTGGCCCGCGGCATCGAGCCAGCGGGGCCGGCGGAGGCCCGTGGGCGCGCTCGGCGAGAAGAGGAGCCCGCTGCCACTCGCGGGCGTCGGCGGGGTCGCGACGCCGGGGAGCGTGAGCCAACTCGCGAGCGTCTGCCACGACGCGCCATCGTCGTAGTACGTGCGATAGTCCTGATCGGACGCCACGTAGATCGCGCCCGCATTGCCCGGGGCGGGGCGCGAGGCGATCGGCCCCACCGTGGGATTGCGCGTATTGATGTAGTCGCGGATCGTGTTGAAATCCGCGTCCAGTTGCGTCGTCGGGGTATTGAGCCCGGCGTTCGCGAACGTGTTGGGAATGACGAGCGGCACGGCTCAGTGACTCTCGACGGTCCCGCCCGCGAGCGGCCCCTTCGTATGCGGGTTGGGCGTGATGAAGCGGGTTGGGGTCACGGAGTGAAAGGCCGTGCCCTTCTTCCCGACCACCTGACGCTTCTCGACCTTACTCAGGGGTTTCGGCGGCGACTTGGAATCGGCCATTTCTCACTCTCCTCGGCGATCGCGGAATAAGATGGGCAAGAGCACGGTCGCGCACCCGAGCGTCGCGGCCACAATGCGATAGGGCTCCGGATGCACGATCGTGAAGCCCCAGCCCGCGCCCGCGCTCACGGCGGCCGTCCACACGAGCGCCCGCCCATTGAGCGCGCGGAGCCCGAGCGACAGGACCGTCGCGGCAGTGGAGAATTCATCGGGGGTGCGCTCCGTGCGGAGCGGGGTCGGCAGACTCATTCGTTCCTCCGTGGCGGCGCTCGATACCCGCGCCGCGAGATCCATTCAAGCGATGGGTAGAAGTTCCGAGTTCGCAGCCACTCGCCAAGCTGGCTTTGGGTGATGGGATATGACAGACCCGAAAGGGAGGGTCGGTGTTGGGCGTTGGGCCGCTCCTCAAAGTATTGCGGATCGGCGCGATCCGACATCTCGGCCCCCTCTGCCGATCTCGGTGCTAATTGGCCGGGGCTGAGGTGGAGCGGCATCTGCCCGGTGATCGCGCGCACCGCGGCGGGGGCGAGCCGGCCGAGCGCGCCGGGCTGGAGCCCGGGCATCCGCGCCGGCTGCGGCATCTGCGGCTTGATGTAGGGAAGGCTGCCCGCGTGCAGGCCAATGCCGCCAATCGGGCCTTGCCCCGGGGCGCCCCACACCATGCCCCCGCGCTCGAGATCGAGCCGCATGGCCGTCCCGAATCCGCTGACTTCCTCCGGACTGAACGACGGGAGGTGCCCCGCGTTCGGCTCGCGCTTGCCGAGGCGCTGCGCCAGTTCCACGTAGCCGTCCCAGGAGAGCCGGCCCGTCCGCCCGTCGAAGAGGGACGGCGCCGACACGTCGAGCCAATCCTGGAGTTGCTTCGTCCGCGCCCACTGTTTCAGCACGTTCCCGTAATTCGGATCGGCCCGGTTCACGAGTTCGTCCTCGAACCCCCGCAACTGACCCAGCCGGATGTTGGCCGAGTCGCGCGCCTCGGCGGTGGCCTTCGGATCACTCCGCACTTTATCCCACGTCGTGCGCGCCTGGCCGATGGCGTCCAGGGCCTCGCCGAGGGGGCGCTCGGCCGTCATCGCGCGGCGCGGCGCCAGTTCCCGGCCGGGCGTCAGTTTCCACGGCGCCGCGGGGCCTTCGCCCGACAGCGCGGCTTTCGGCGTGAAGACGACGCCGGCCGCCGTCATCTGCGGCTCGAGGTCGATCACCGGCACCGGCGTCTTCGCGTGCGCGAGCTTGATCCGGTTCAGTTCCGCGCTGACGTTCGCCGTGGCCTCCCCGCTCCACACCGACCGGAGAATCCGCTCGGGGCTGTAGTCGGCGGCCCCGGCCTTGGGCTTCGGCAACCACTGCCCGATCGTCCGCTGGAATTGCTCGGTCAAGTCCTTGGTGATGTTGCCCAGGGCGAGGTTGGACCGGGCGTCTTGCGCCATGTTCGCGGCGCCCCGGCCGAGCGTCTCCCCCACGATCGAGCCCCCCGCGCCGAGAAGCCCCGACTCCCCCGCCGAGCGGCCCGTGGCGGCGCCGACGCCCGCCGTCGCGAGGCCCCGGAGGCCGGCGCGCGCCAGCCCTGGGACGATGCCCTTCGCGGCCACCTTCTCGGCCAGCGGCACGCCCCAGCGGGCCAGGGCCGTCTCCGGCTGGAGCGCCATCATCACGGTGAGCGCGAGTTCCGCCGTGTTCTGCGGTACCATCGCGCCGCCGAGCTTCCGGAGATAGCCCTCCTTCGAGCCGAGCATCCCGGCTCGGTCCATCATCGGCGTGACGGTCTCCATCACGTGCGCCCACGGGTCGCGCCATTTCGCAAGAGTCTGATCCAGCGCCGACTGTTCGGCCTTCGGCTCAGGCGGCGCGGGTGGGGCGGCGGGCGCCTGGCGCGCGGCCATCTCGGCCCAGGGGTCACTCACTCGCGTCGTCCTCCCCGACCGGGCCGGCCGGCGATAGCCCCTGAATCGCCTTGTACGACTCGCGCCGGATTTCCAGGCGCGACTTCGCCTCGCGCGCGCCGGTCGCCATGTAGCCCATCACGCCGCCGCGTCCATCTTTCCCCATGAATTCCCCGTAGGTCAGAATCGTCGGCTCCTTCGGGAAGTTGAATTGCGCCGCGACCCGAGACGTGCCGATCACGCCGCTGACGTTCCGGTCATACGAGCCGATCTGCTCCGGCAACAGTTGTTCGATCGTCCGCAGCGCGCCCTGTGCCTCCGGATCGTCCGTAAAGGCTTGCCGCGCTCTCGCCGACCACGTCTCCAGCGGCCCGTGACTGTCGGGCAACATGCCTTTCCGATGCGCTGTCTCGATCGCGTCGTGCAAGAGGTTCCAGTTCGTCGCAAACTGATCGAGCGCCGGCAACTGCTTCTCGATCTGCGCCAAGCCCCGGCCCGCGTTCTGCACGCCCGTCAGGGTCCGCGCGTAGTCCAGCTTGTCGTGCTGGGTGTCCTTCACCCATTGATCGAGCATCCCCGCCCGATCGAGCATCTGCGCTTTCGCCTCGGGATCCGGTTCCGTCTTGGCGTACCACCGCAGCGCGACCGATTCGCCCCGCGCCTTGTCCACGCTCGTCGGCAATCCGCTGCCCATCGCCGCCGCGCCTTTCTGACGGGCGACGATCGCATCGAACCGGGTGCCTTCGCGCAGCATCGTTTCGGCCGCGGTCAGTTGCTCCTGGACCGCCCGGTGGGCGAGTTCAAAGGTCTGATTCGCGACGACCATCTTTTGATCGTGGAGGCCCAACTCATCGAGCGCACTGAGGACGCCCGCGCGGGCCGCGAGTTGATTCGCGCCGTACTCCCGAGACTGGCTGTCGAAAATCTCGAGCGCGGTGTGATTATTGTTGCGGATCTGCTCGACCGTCGCCTGAAACTCGTTCCACTTGCTATTGGCGGCGTCCAGTTCGTCCCGACGCCAGAGGTCCGCAGCCTCCTTGAATTGCGAGAGCGCCGTCTTCGGGGCGCCGACGACCATCCCCGAAATCCCCGTCGCCAGCATCCCGAGCGTCTGGGCGATCACCGAGAGCGCGTTCTTGCCTTCGGGGTCGAGCCACGGGCGGACCTTGAGATCGGGGGGCGTCGGAATCCCCTGGAGGGTCGGGGCCTTCGGGCGCGCGGCCTCTAGGCCCTCCCGGAAATCGCGCATCCGGGTTTTGACCGACTCGACCAACTGCTCGCGCTCCCCCAACTGAGACCGAAAGGCCTCGGCCTGCTCGCGATACTGCTGCGCCAGTTCGTCGGACTTCGCCTGCACGCCGGCCATGCGCCGCTCGAATCCCGGGATCAATGCGCCGAGCGCCGTGTGCGCCTGACGGGCCAGATAGCCCTCGGGGCCGGCTTGATACACGTCCGCGACGGACTTCGGGACGCCGATCGACATTTCCCAGCGTTCGTCGCCCGTGGCGGGCGTCGGGCGCGGGATGTCCACGTTCCCCGGGTCGGGCGCCGGATTCGGGACGGGCGTTGCGTCGATCGGCGGCGGACTCGCCGCCGGGAAGATCCGCCCCGTCGTCGGATCGGGCGGATGCGCCCGCCACCACAACTGATTCGCGAAGCTGCCGTCCTCGGCCGGCAGGGTCGGCTCGGCCATCTACGCCACCGGGGGCGGCGGGGGCGTCCCGCCGGCGAGCCCCGGGAAGCCCCCGAGGAGGCCGGAGACCGCCTGCATCATCGCTTGGAATTCGGCCTCGATCGGCGAGATGCCCGCGACGGCGCCCTGGATGCCTTCGCCCGCGCCCTGCGCCGCCCCGCTGAGGAAGCCGAGCCCCTGCGCCCCGGTCTGGAGCCCGCCACTCAGCATCGCCGTCGCCTGTTGAATCAACATCTGCGTGACCTGTTGGTCGATCTGCGGCTCAATGGACGACGCGGCGGTGCTCGCGTCGATGCCCGCGTTCGCGTATTGCTGCATCGCGGCAGCGCGCGCCCGTTGCTTGGCCTGCTCCAGAATGGGCGCGAACAGGGGCGGCACCTCGCCCTTCGCGAGCGCGGCCACGGCGGGCTTCAGGAGTTCCTGGCTCTGCGACAGGAGCGGCTTCGCCGCCGCGAGTTCCTGATTGACGACGCCCTGGATCGTGGACTGGAAGCCCTGGATGGACTGTTGAAACGCGCCCATCTGATCCTGGAATTGCCCGAAGACATCGCCAAATTGCCCGGCGAGTTGGCCCTCCCACGCGGCGCGGGACTTCAGATAGTCCTGCACTTGCGCGTTGTACTGGGCCTGCGCCGCCTGCTGCGCCTTGTAGTAGTCCTGGAGTTGACTCTGATACCGCGCGTTCGCCAACTGACTCTGGATCCCGAGCCCGGTCGACACGCCCGTCTTCAGGATGTCGGCCCCGACACCGAAATTCTTCAGGGCGCTGCCCCAGTCGAAGCCGCCGGTCCCGCCCCCGCCCCAGTCGAAGCTGGGCACGTTCAGCCCCGTGTCGAACCCGCCGCCGAGATTGAAGCCGCCCATGTCCCAGGAGGGCGGGCTGAAGTCGCCGAGGCTGAAACTCCCGAAGTCCAGTGGCATGGTTACAACCCCGCCGCCGCGCGGAGCCGCGCGTGTTCCAGGGAGTGGGCCTGCATGAAGAGCACCCAGCCGTCCCGCTGCCGGAGATCGAACAGCGAGAAGTCATCCGGCAGCGTCAGGCCGAAGGCGCGCGCCAGGGCGACATGCACGGTCTGGTGAACGTCGCCCATGTCGGGGAGCGTATCAAAATTCACCTGTTGCACCGTCATCGCTTTTTCAGCGAGCGCCGTGTGCCAGAGCCCGTGGTGTCCGTAGAAATCGAGCGCGCCGTCCGGATGCCCGAAGGGAATGCCCTGCCAGAGGAGCGGATTGATGAGGCCCATCAGTCGCGCCCCCCGCCGACCGGCGCCCACAAGGCGCCCGGGAGGCCCTCGCCCCGCGCGAGCATTCCCCAGGGATCGGTGAGCGTCGACCACACGTCGGCCGGAATCAGTTCGTCGCCGGCCCGCATCACGTCGCCCTGCAAGCTCGACGGCACGTCGCGCGTGGCGCCGCTCGTAATCATCGACGCGACGCCCGGCGTTTCCTGGGCGCGCACGTCGGGATTCGCCCGGAGATCGGGCCGCCCGATCGCATTGCTGGCGGTGGCCGCGGGGCCGAGGGCCCGCGTTAGCTGCCGGATGAAGTCCGCGCCGTACCCCGGCTGTTGCGCGAGCTCGCCACCCGGGAACACGCCCCATTGCTGCAACTGCTGGGGCGTCGCGCGCTGCCCTTGCTGCGTCTGGTCGGCCCAGCCATAGCGGCCGTTCCCGTGGTACTCCAGGATCGCGCCGGTCATCGGGTCGACCGCCATCGCCCCCGCGCCGCCCGATTCCGACGAGCCCGGGATGAAGGTGTAGCCCTCGGGAAAGTGCGCGCGATCGGGTCCGAGGAATTGGTGGGCGAGGAGCATCGCCTCGACGAACGCGGCGGGAGCCCCGATGACCCCGGCCGCGGGGCCGAGGGCGCCGAGGGCCTGCGGAGCGAGTTGCGCGGCCAGCGACGCCCCGCTCGAGGCCGCGCCGGCACTGCTCAAGGCTTTGCCGGTCGGCGTGGGCGCGTTGATCGCGCCGTAGAGGCCGCCGGCCAGGCCGAGGCCGGGCAGGATGGTGCCGAGCCCCGGGCCGCTGGCCGCCGCCCCCGGGCCGCCCGTCAGCGAAAATTGGTCGGGGGTAAGGGTCGGCGCGCCCTCGTCGCCCGTCAGCGAAAATTGGTCGGGGGTAAGGGTCGGCGCGCCCTCCGGCCCCGTCAGGCTGAAGTTGCTGGGCGTCTCGAGCCAGTTCGGCGCCGCTTCGGCGGAATACTGCCCCGCCTTCCACAGTTTCTCCGCGCCCGCTCCCACCCGATCCAGCACCTCAAGGCCGCCCGAGAGCCAACTCGGCCGCTGCGCCCCCGGCCCGAAGAGGCCCGTCGGCGCGCCGCCCCCCGGAAACTCGGGCGGGGGGCCGATGTCGGCCATCTCGGGAAACTGGAGCCCAGAGAAGCCGAAGCTGAAATTCGGCGGCGTCGGCGGGGCGCCCGGCGCGGGCGCGGTCGGCGGCGTCGGTGCCGCGGGGCCGGCGGACGGAAACTGGCCCGGCAATTCGCCCGACTGCCGCAATTCGACGGGCGCCCCCAGGACCGGCGTGTGTCCCCGGTAGAAGAGCGGATCGAAGTCCGAGACCGACCCGCCGCCCGTCCCGCCCCGATCGAACCAATCCATCAGAACACCCACTCCCCGCTCGCGCCCACTTCCCACGCGAACGCCCCGATGATGGTGGGCGCGGAGTCCACCGCGCGCAACCGCAGGGAGATGAGGTTGCCGGAGAATTGCCCTTCTGACAGGAGCACGAGCCGGCCCGACGCGACCCACGTGACCGGCTGCGCGAGCGCGTTGACCCACGTCACCGGGTTCCCGCTGGCGTTGAGCCACGTCACGGTATTGGTCTGCGACTTCACCGTCTGTTGCTGACTCGACACCTCGTTCTCGTAGAAGAGATCGAGATGCGAGTCGCCGGTGCCGACCACTTCGGTTTCCACCGCGCACCGACGGATCGTCTTCCGCCGCGTGAGGTCGTCATAGTCGAACATCCGAAAGGCCACGTCGGCGTTCCCGGTCGCCCCCGCGAACAACTGATAGAGGGCGTCCCCGTTCGTCCCCCACAATTCCATGTCGCCGTTGGTGCGGACGAGCGGCGTGACCCACGCGAGGTCGTCCCCCTGGTCCCCCACCGCCCACGTGGGGCGCGAGTAAATGAGGAGCCGCGGGAGGCCGGCGATCTGCACGAGCACGGCGTACACCTGAATGTTGTTGAGGACGAACACGCCGGCCGGCGCCGTGCCGAGCCCGTCCACGTCGACAAACAGGCTGTCCAGTTGGTCGGAGAGCTTCTGCGGCGTGGCGCCGAGGATCGCGTAGACGCCCGAATGCGCGAGGAACACGAGCGTGCGGAACAAGGGGCGCACCGAGTCGGCCCACGGCGTGCCCGCACCCGCCACCAGGTTGTCGTTCTGGAAGGTCGTGACGCCCGCCAGGACTTGCACGTTGGAGATCGTGTTGATCGCGTTCGGCCCGACTACCCACAGGAGTTGCATCGCCGCCGTGATCGTCGTGATCTGCCCGAGGAACACCGGATCGGTCAGAACCGCCGCGCCCCCGGCGTACACCGTTTCAAAGGTGGTGAAGCTCCCCGGCCCGCTGAAGGCCAGGCCGCGCGTGCCGGTGACGAGCCAGAGGCGGCCCTCGAAGACCGCGAGATCGCGGGCGGACCCCGGCGCCCCCGTGCCGACCGTCATCGTCACGCCCGCCGCCGTGGCGGTCGCACTGGCCGAGATCGTGATCGTCGTCCCCGACACCGACAGAATCGTCGTGCCGGTCGGAATACCGGCGCCGCTGATGCTCATGCCCGCGACGAGCGCCGACGCCGGCACCGTGCCCCCCGTCCAGGTGATCGTCGTCAGCGTGTTCGTCGTGCTGGCGGTGAACGTCCCGGGATAGGCCACAAAGGTGGTGCCATCCCACGACGCGATGCCCTTGACGGGATCGGCGAAGAGCACGTGGGTATCCCGCCAGAGCGCGACGCGAGCGGCGCTGGTGAGCGCCCCGGCGCCGCACACCGCCGTCACCGCCCCCGACCCCGGATCGACGGCCGACACCGAGCCATCCGTCCGCACGACGATGAGGCGCGTCACCTCGGCCCCGCTGAGCTTCAGGATCACGCCCCACAGAGACACGGCGGCCGGCGACAGCCCGGTCACGATCGGCGTGGCGGGGCCGGCGAGCGTCAGGATCTCGCCCGGCCCGATCACCTGGCCGTTCGTGCAGTCCCACAGCGCGGTCTCCGGAATGCCGGCGCGACTGCCGGCGCGCGCCAGGCCCGTGGAGAAGTCACGGTACTGGAGCGTCACCGACCGGCCGTCGTTCTGGCCCTGGTTCGGCTCGGCGCGCGGCATCGCCTGGCGCGGGGGCATCAGCGGCGCCCCGCGTAGGGATCGCTCACCGAGATCTGCCGGATGCCGTCCCGAATCTGTCGCATCCGCGTGGTGTACTGCTCCTCGAATTGCTTCGCCTCATCGAACCGCTGCGCGTTGTCCTTGGCGATCGCCGCCGCCTTGTAGGGGAGCGGATCGTTGTAGGGATCGGGCATCGGCTCGACGGCGCTCGGGCTCATCAGGTCGGGATACACCCCGACCAGGTCCACCTCGATCGGATACGCGAAGGCCGGAATGGGCGCGAAGATGACCGTGTCGAACCCGTATAGCTGAAACCATTTCGGATAGCTGACCCATGAGGTCGAGACGTACGGACTGAAGAACGAGAAGGCCGCGCGACTCAGCGGGTAGCGATACCCGAGGCCCCCGGGGACGCCCCCCTGGGTCATCACGTTCAGCGACAGGATATCCTTCGCGACACACGCCGACTCGCCGAAGAGAAACGTCCCGGTGCTCGAGATCGTGGCGAGCGAGTAGCTCGCCTGCGACGCCGTGAGCGTGTAGCCGACCAGCTTCCGGACGAGCCGGGTGTCGAGATCGCGGACGTGCCGCGCCTCGGTGATGAACGCCGTCAGGTCCGGATCGGAGTAGAAGCTCCCGGTACTATCGCGGAGGAGCGTCCGCGTGCGCGTGAGATAGTCGGCCAGCGTCATGGCACATGGCCGGGCTTAGATCGTCAGCGCCCCAGTGAGCCCCGTGATCTGCGACTGCGCGTTCCGCTTGCTGCACACCAACTCCATCAGCGCCAGCATCACCATCACGTAGCCGAGTTGGTACTGCGGGAGGAGCGACTCCGGCCCGAGCACCACGAAGCTCGCCTCGGTGTGCATCTTGAAGCTGAGGTAGTTCCAGTTCGGCATGAGCGCCACGGTGTTCACGGTGAGGTACGGGTCCGCGTACACCGGAATGTCGGCGATGCGGAGCGCGGGGAACGCGATGGTCGGCCCTTCCTCGGTCTCGCCATACGACCCTTCGCGCGTCACGTGATACTGCTCGCCCGTGATGACATCCGCCGCGAGCGCGGCCCACGCGCCGGGGGAGAGGAGGACACAGGACGGCGGCTCGCCGCCCGACGCCTTCTGCGCGTACTGCAGGATCGCCAGCATGTGGGCGCGCGTGATGGCCTGCGAGCCCCCGTCGATGGTGCTCATCGCGACCGTGTTGCCCTTCCACCACGTGTTCGACACCGGGATGTTGCCGAGATTCCCCTGCGTGGGATCGGTGACCGCGAACACGTCGAAGAGCGAGAACGGCTGGAGCGCGGTGTTCGCCGAGAGCGCCGCGAAGAGCCGCGTCGCAATGTCGTCCGCCACGACGTTGCCGGCATCATTCATCCGCGCCCACGCGAGCGGCACGAGTTCCGCGCTCTGTTGGATCAAGCCTTCCATCAAAAAGAAGGGAATCCACGTCGTGATGGCCTTCAGGTTGTATTCCGCGTTCTGCAGGCCCGGCGCCACCATCGGCGCGCTGCCCGCGCCCGAGTAATCGGTCCACGACGCGGTCACCATGCGCGTGCCCTGCACGGGAATCGTCATCGGCGACACGCCGCCCGACACGGGCTCCGCATTCGCGAGGAGCGCCGACACGGTGGGCGACGCTTTGCCCAACTGCACCACGACGCCGGGCATCACCGCGCGTCGCGTGACGGCAGCCAACTCGGTGCCGACTGAGCCGGAGGGGATTACGCCGAAGCCTGTCAGCGCCATCGCGTGTCGCTCCTCTTTCCTTTACTGCACGAGAATGCGGACGTCGGCGGGATTCGTGGTAATCACGACCTGAAACGTGGCCGCCGTGTCTAGGTACAGGTACTCTCCGAATTGCGCGGTCCCGCTGCCGATGTCGAACCACGTGGTCCCGTTGTCGGTCGACACCTGCAGCTTCGCGCCGCCCGCGCCCGGCGTGATCGAAATCATCGCGTTGCACGGCAAGTAGGAGCCGAGCCCCGCGAAATTGGTTTCGTTCAGCGGATACGAGCCGGCGGTCTTCCCGGTGTACGTCAGGAGCTTCCGATACGACGCGCCCGCGGACCCCGCGGCCAAGCCTGACACAGCGATGCGATCTGCCATGATCCTACGCTCCTCGCTTGCGGCGGAGTTCGGCGAGCACGCGCTCGCCTTCGCGCAGCGCCGTCGCTTTCGGATTCTTGTAGTAGGACTTGCGGAGGTCGTCGCTCATATCGATCGGCGCGGGCGTGCGCCGCGGGCGGCCGAGTTGGAAATACTCGAGCGCCGCTTCGGGATCGGCGACCTTCTTCTCTTTCGCGAACGCTTCCAACTCCGTCATCTCGTCCTCGGAGAGGCCGCGCTCACTCGCCCACCGATCGCGCCGAATCGTGGACTCGAGCGCCTGGAGCCGCTCGCCCATCTTCGTGTTCTCTTCGGTGAGCGTCTTCGTGCTCGCGTTGACGCGCTCGGTGACCGCGTGCTCGACATCGAGTTCGGGAATCGGCATCGCCGGATTCGCGTCGCGCAGAATTTCGAGAATGCGGCGGCGATACTTCGGATCTTGCCCGAGCGTCGACATGAGCGCGCCGAGCGCCACCACTTCCTCGGGCGGCGTGGGCTTCTCGATCTTTGGCGGCACGGGGGCGGTCGCCGTCGTCATCGGCCGCGGCCTCGATCCGTGATCGGCCCATCGGCGCGCTGGCCCTCGCCGGGCGTGCCGATGCGCTTCGGCTTCTTCGTGCCGGCCTGCGAGAACGGACCGCCCGATCCCCCGATGTAATTATTTCGCGGTGGGTTATGGAACATACCATTGCGTTTTGACTGATCGCGCGGATCTCGGATGCCGCTCGGCTTCGGCCCGAAGCTTCCGATATTTTTCGCGGTCGCCATCATCGACTCCTTCAGGCCGCGCCCATCGGCGGCGCGCCCGGATTGAACGGCATGCCCGCCGCGGCCATCGGGCGCGGGGCGGGCGGCATCATGCCCATCGGTCCCATCCCTGGCGCGCCACCAGCGGCGGCCCCCTGGCCGGGGACCGCCGACTGGGCGCTAGACATCAGCGACTTCAACTCCGACTGTCCGATTCCCTCGTCGACATCTGGCGTCACGCGCTTGAGTTGATCCAGGGCTTTCAAGATCGCGCCTGCCTCGTCAGACTGGACATTCCCGAGGATGTTCAGCGCCTTGATGAGGGACCGCGTGGCGTTACTGAGTTCCACGCGCGCTTGCGCGACGAGTCCTGCACCCGGGAGCCGAGCGGGAGGTGTTGCCTGCGGGGGAGCGGACAGCGGGAGCGGCATACTTACCGGCGACCCCGGCGTCCTCGACGAAACCGCATCGCTCGATCCTCCTTTCTCAAAGCCCTGTTCCGACGTACCGTCCGAGCAGCGAATACACGACCCGAGCCCGTTCTGTCAACTTTTGCGCCGACGTCGGAGTCGCTCCAATTCCAGTTCGATGAGGCGCTCCTGTTGCTGCGCCTTCGCCGTCGCGAGGCGCCGCGCCTCTTCCTTGATCTCCTCGCGATTCGGCGGATCCACCAATTCCGCGAAGGTCGCCGGGCCGATCGCGCCGGCCTTCAGCAATTCCTCGGCCTTCGCCTGCGTCTGCTCCGCAAAGATGGGCGACGCGCTATGCGCCGACACCTGGAGCGACGTGCCCGGCGGCAACTGCGCGAGCAGGAACCGCGTCCCGTCCTCCGCGACGTAGGTCTGATCGTCCTGGCGCTGCATCACGCGGAACGCGAGCGTGGCGACGCGCGAGAGCGCGGCCTCCAGTTGGAGCGCCGTGTGCCGGATGCGCCCCGCGCCGATGCCCGCCAGCGAGAGGAGTTGCGAATTCGCGCGCACGCCGCCTGGCTGCTCGCCCTGCGCGATCAACGGCGGAATCCCCGACGCATCCTCGAACGCGCGGTCGATCGTGCTGAGGAGCCCGAAGGCCTCCTGCGAGACGTTCGCCGGCACCACATCGAGCTTCCCGCCCGGGTCCGGCGACGCATACGAGCCGCTCGGCGTGTCGAGCGCGCGGAGCGCCTCGTCGCCGTTCGCCACGCCGAACAGCATCTTCGACGGCTTCAACTGCCGCTTCATCACTTGGCGCATGTCACTGATCTGATCCTCGCGCCACGTCTGGAGCGCCATCAGATCGAGCAGCGCCGAGCGACCCCAGCAGTAATTGCGCGCGGGCGTGGGCACCAAGAGCGCGAAGGGATGCTCGCCCGCCAGCGTGCCACTCGGGGCCTTCGTCCACGGCAGGATGGGATTCCGGCGCACGACCAGCGGCGTGGCGTCCGTCGCGAACACGGTCGCGACGCGCCAGTCCTCATACGTCCCCTCGGGCGTCTCGTAGATCCGGCGCTGCCACGTGTCGGCGAAATAGAGGACGGGCTCCCGCACCTGGGCGTCTTGCGTGTAGACTGCATCGGGCATGTCGCCCGGGAGCACCGTCGACACGCTCGAGGACGGGAACATCCCGGTCACGCCGGTCGCGATGAGCGGGCTATTCGGCGACGCGCTGGGCGGCGTCGCCTTGCGCTCGTCGGCCAACCGCGTCAACTGCTCCTCGCGCGGGTGCCCGCGCACCCAGCGGAGAAACTGCGGGTAGCTCATCGTGTACCAATGCGCCATCGCATCCTGATCGTCGAGATCCTGGTCCTCGCGCGTCACGCCGAAATCCCACGGGTCAATCGCATCAAGGGCGAACCCCTGCAAGGGATCGGGCCGCACCTTCAAGGGATGCCCGCCGTAGACCAGGCTCCACTCAAATGCGAGACTCACCGAGAGATCGGCCCCCGAGTACGCCCATGTCTGGCGAAACTCATCCCGCGCCATCGAGGCCGCCGCGAGCCACGGCCCCCGCGACGCGGCGGGAATATGGATACCGAAGCGCACCGTATCCGGCGACCAACAGAACGAGGCGAGCCGCGCGAGATGGCTCCGCAGCTTGTTATTCGTCGCTGGCAGCCCGGTCTCGGTGCCGAAGTCGTACCAACTCTTGAGGGTCTGCGCGTTCGCGCGCCGCGCCTCGCGCGACACCTCACAGTGCTGGAGGAGTTCGCGCACCTCCTCCCGCAATTCCTCCCGGAGTTTCGTGGCGCGCGCGACGGCCATCAGGCCCGCACCGGCACCACGCGGCGCCTTACGAAGGGCCAGGCGGAATGGGCGCGGGCCTCCGGCGGGATCGCGGCGAATTGCGACCGGGCGGGATTCCACGTGGTCGGCGAGGCCCCGGGCGCGAGCGACGCCAACTGCGCCCGCTGCGCCGGCTCGGCCTTCTCGTACATCATGTCGCGCTCGGTGAGGAGCCGATCGGCGCTGGCGCGCGTCTCGGCCTGCGTCGCCGCGTGCTGGTTGATCGTCGGCCCGAGGACGGGATCAATCACCCGCGCGACGGTGTGGCCGTTCGTGGAGACCTGGATCGCGTTGAACAGGCGCTTGAAGCCACGCTTCTTCGAGCACACCGGGCAGCGGACGCTCGCGACGGGTAAGTCCTCGTAGGTCGTGTCGCACGTCTTACACGAGAAGTCCGCGCGGGGGCTCATCGGCGGGAGTCTACCTTAGCGCCCTAGCGTCCTCCAAGCCCGGCCAGGAATCGCGCGACCGTGCGCTCCTGCACCGAGCGCGCGCCGTGCTCCGGCCGAAACTTGGACAACTGCGGATACAACTGCCCGCTGTAGGACTCCATCGCGAGCGCCGCCGCATACGCGCGATGGGCGCGCGGCTCGTCCCCGGCCGGCGTGAAGCCCTCCCCCGACCCCTCCAGCCGATCCAATTCCTCGAGGCAGGCGTCCGAGCGGAGGATCGCCACGCCGCGCGTCAACTGATCGCGCAGGCGATGGAGCAGGGTCGCCTGCAACTCGGGCGTCGACTTCCATTGATAGGCGCCCACGCCCGCGATCGCATCGGGGCGCCGCCAGATGTAGTGATGGACCGCCCCCAGGAGATGCCGGAAGTGCGGCGCCCGCGCCGTGCCCCAGCCGCTATAGACGAGCCGCTTGATCTCGGCGAGCACGCCCATGCCGAGCCCGGTGATCTCCAGAATGAACGCCTGGTGATCGACCCCATACGAGCCGGCCAGGTGAAGACAGGTCCACGCGAAGGGCTGGAGCCCGATCGCGAGATCCGACGCGAATTCCGCGACTTGCTCGAGCCGCTCCCGGTCGAGATCGGCCGCCCACACCGACACGACCCAGGTGGGGTCGTTCTCCACAATACTGTGCGCGGGGACGGCGGCGATGACGACGGGCCGGTGATCCGGGAGGGTCCACACCCGGAGCATCGGCCTCACGCGGGCGGGGGGCGGGGCGAGCGCCGTGTCCTCCAGGTTCGTGCCCCACGCATATTGATGGCCTTCGGTCGGCGCCGCGATGGCCGTCTCCAGTCGCTTCTCCAGGATGGCAT